GAGGCAAATTAAATAAGCGATTAGCTCCCATGTCTACCCCATTCTGTTTGAGTAACTTAGCAAGCTCTCCAACCAGAATAGATGAGTGACTTGCACTGACTGCCTCAGCAAATAGTACCTTAGGACGGTCAGCCTCAATCTTAGCCTCTAGCTGATGGACTTTCTTGTCAGCCATGAGTAATGCTCTTGCCATAATCTTCTCAGGGCTATTAAAGTCTTTTTCTACCTGGATGAAATACTGTCTGACCTGCTTACCTCGCTCTGTTCGCTGTATCATGGCAATTTCTTTGGCCATGTCTAGCTTGATGATGTGGTCAGTCGTGTTTTGACCTGTTGAGGAGGTGAGACATTTTTGGGTCACCTTTAAAAAGTCCTCGTTTTCATTAAAGCCGTATTCAGTCATGCGACTAAACCACTTTTTATATTCTGTTTTGACATCTAAAGCCTCATGTAGTTGTCTACCTGACACCACTGGCTCATGGTTGTCATTAAGTGTTACGTTTATGACTTCGTTCATCTGTGCTCCTTTCTTATATGATTTATAATCTTATTGAGATTATAAAAAATTAAACATCAGTAGATGTTACGCCTAAAATATCATCAGTAGATACTCCAAAGAATAACGCTAGACTTTTAAGATGTTTACCGCCAATATTTGACTGGTCTTTCTCCCAGTTACTCACAGATGTTTGTGTGACGCCTAATTGTCTAGCTAACTCACGCTGTGACATCTTATTATTTCTTGCTCGTAACTCTGCAATGGTAATCATATAATGCACCTCCTTTTTTATCGTTGATTTCATTATATATGATTTTATATCTCATGTCAACTATTTTTTATGATTTATTTTAATATTTTTTAAAATATTTTTCATTTCTTTTAAAAATATAAAAGTTTTTTCTTATATAATTGATTTATAATCTTGTTTATGATATAATTAAATTGTCAAAAGGAGGTTAGAACTATGAAACAATTAGGGGATAAGATAAGAGAATTAAGAGAAAGAAAAAACATGACACAAACAGAACTTTCTGAAATTCTAAATATGAAAACATATACAACTGTTTCAAAGTGGGAGAAAAACGAAAATTTCCCAAAAGGGAAAGATTTGAAGAAATTAGCAGAAATTTTCAATGTCACATCCGATTATCTTCTAGGTCTAGCAGATGAAGAAAAAGAAAAATACCATAATGAAAGAAACCATGAGATATTAACAATCTTTAATCAATTAGAAAAAGATAGACAATCAAACGTGATAGATTATGCTACTAGCCAATTAAATGAGCAAGTTAGCACAAAGACCACTACTATCCTAGATAAATACAAAAATGATGACTATATTATAGACTATGTTGAGGGGTTAGTAGCTGCAGGTTATGGAGCATTTCAAGAGGATAATTTACACATGGAAGTCAAGCTCAGAGCTGATGATGTGCCTGATAGCTATGACACTATCGCTAAGGTAGCTGGGGACTCTATGGAGCCACTTATAGATGATAATGACTTATTATTTATCAAAGTTGCTAGTCAGGTTGATGTCAACTCTATTGGTATTTTCCAGGTGAACGGCAAAAACTTTGTTAAAAAACTTAAAAGAGACTATAATGGATCATGGTATCTTCAAAGTCTCAATAATAGCTATGAGGAAATACCACTCACAGAAAATGATGACATTCGTACAATAGGTGAAGTTGTAGAAATCTATAAACCATAAAAAAGGAGAAAACATAATGAAAAAATTAAAATTATTTGTAGGGGGCTTTCTAGTCCTAGCTGTACTTGGCTTTATTTTGCAAGCATTAGGACTAGCGCCTAAGACAGAAATGCCTGAAACACCTAAAGTTACTACTCAGGCATCAACAAGTGAGGTTAAAGAGGAGAAAAAAGACACTACAGAGACCACAGAGACTAGCTCTAAATCTAATGATAAACTGCCACGGATTTCAGCAGATCAGATGGCTAGTTTCATTGAATACTTTAAACAAGATTTAACTGATAAAGGGGTTGATATTTCCACATATACTTTTTATAACAAAGACACCATCTTATATGTGAAAGTTCCAAATGAATACAAGCACTACCCTAAAACAGACCTACAAGCATTTGCTGATGGTTTGAAAACAAAAGAGCATGAGGCTTTTAATGTTTGGGCTGGTATCAATGGAGTTGATTTCAATTTATATCCAATGTTACACATCAAGACAGATGATGGTGACTCACTTGTATCTCAAAAACTAAGTGGCGAAATGGAAGTAAAAGTTAAATAAAAAAAGCCCCACGCTCACAAAGTTTGGCGACTCTGAGCATGAGGCATGATGTATAGAAAGATAGGCATTAAAAAGCCCTCTTTTCTATACCCTATTTTATCAAAAAGGGGGTACAAAATCAATGAAATCAACAAATAAAGTGGCTATCTATGTCAGAGTATCTACTACCAATCAGGCTGAGGAGGGGTATTCTATAGATGAGCAGATAGATAAGCTAGAGGCTTACTGTAAAATTAAGGACTGGACTGTCTACAAGGTCTATACTGATGGAGGTTTTTCAGGTTCCAATACTGAAAGACCAGCGCTAGAGAGCCTTATCAAAGACGCTAACAAGAAAAAATTTGATACTGTGCTAGTCTATAAGCTAGACCGTCTCAGCCGTAGTCAAAAAGATACACTATTTTTGATTGAGGATGTATTCATCAAGAATGGGATTGAATTTCTGAGCTTACAAGAGAATTTTGACACCTCTACGCCTTTTGGCAAGGCTATGATAGGACTTTTGAGCGTGTTTGCTCAGCTGGAGCGTGAACAAATCAAAGAAAGAATGCAACTGGGTAAGCTAGGCCGTGCCAAAGCTGGAAAATCTATGATGTGGGCTAAGACATCCTATGGCTATGACTATCACAAAGAGACTGGCACAGTGACCATCAATCCAGCACAGTCACTAGCTATCAAATTCATCTTTGAGAGCTATCTATCAGGTAGATCAGTCACTAAGTTAAGAGATGACCTAAATGACAAGTACCCTAAACCGATACCGTGGAATTATAGAGCTGTAAGGACGATTTTAGACAACCCTGTCTACTGTGGTTACAACCAATACTTGGGTGAAATATACAAGGGCAATCATGAGCCTATTATCTCAAAAGAAACCTATGACAAGACCCAAAAAGAGCTCAAAATCAGGCAAAGGACTGCAGCTGAAAACGTCAACCCCAGACCATTTCAAGCAAAATACATGCTTTCTGGTATCGTTCAATGTGGCTACTGTCTAGCTCCTCTAAAAATCTTGATGGGCGTGATTAGAAAAGATGGCACTAGGTTTATAAAATATGAATGTCATCAGAGACACCCTAGAAAAATAAAGGGAGTTACTACCTACAATGATAACAAAAAGTGTGACTCAGGATTTTACTACAAGGATGACATTGAGGCCTTTGTCTTGCAAGAGGTCAATAAATTACAACATGACACCGATTATTTAGAGGAAATCTTTTCAGACAACCAAAAAGAGGCTATTGACCGTGCCAGCTATCAAAAACAGATACAAGAATTGACTAAGAAAATCAGTAGACTTAATGACCTATACATAGATGACAGAATTACCCTAGAAGAATTACAGGTAAAATCTGCTGAATTTTTAAATATGAGAAGTTTACTAGAAAAAGAGCTAGAGGATGACCCAGCACTCAAGCAAGAGGAAACTAAAAACACTATCAAGAAATCTTTGAATAAAGGAGACATCTTAAAGATGGACTATGAGGCTCAAAGAGAAATAGTTAGAGCCTTAATCAAGAAAGTACAAGTCACAGCTGATAGCATTGTCATCAAGTGGAGGATATAGAAAGAATTTTACTATCCCTCATTTCAATCAAGGTGCGCTATTCTCTTTATTTTCTTAAAAAAATCAATAATTTTACTATCCCTCATTTCAATCAAGGATACTAAAATTATTTATAAAAACTACTTTCAGGGCAATTTTGTTGACGTCAACAAAACTGATAGTAACGCACTTTTAAGCAATAACATTTCAGAGCAAACAAAAAAACCGCTAGCGAATGCCAGCGGTTTCTGTGTGTATAATTAATTTGTTCTTTCTATTTGAATTTTTTTATTTTGTTGTGATTAAGCCATCAGGCTCGACTGTGAACTCTGGTTTTTCATCCAAGCGACCATCAGGAAGAAGTAGGTACCAGCCATCATTGTATTTAATGAACGCATCTGATTTCATGTCACCATTGACTGAATCACAGTAGTACCATTTATCGTAGTATTTAATCCAGCCAGTTTGCATTGAACCATCACGATTGAAGTAGTACCATTTATTGTTGATTTTCCTCCAACTCGTCACCATGTATCCATCTTCTTCAAAGTAGTACCATTTTCCGTCTGTGTGGAATACCCAGTCGGATTTCACGCAATATCCTTTGGCATCGAAGTAGAACCATGATTTGTTTTCCTCGATATACTCGAAGTCACTTTTCGGATATGTCCCATTCGCTCTTGCGTACCAATCACCTTTGTCATCTGACTGCCAACCTTTTTTCACTTCTTCCGGTTTAGCGTTTGGATTGGTCAATCGGTAAGCATAAAAATAAGGTTGACCTGCAGAATACCAAATGTCGTCATGGTCGTTAACAGTAATACCATTACGTGCGTAGTTACAGTGAATAATATTATCACTGTCTACAAACATACCTGTATGGCCGCCTGCCCCACTAGAGTACCCACGACGACCCCAAATAAAGATATCTCCACGCTTGGCATCCCAAGGTTGGTTCTCAGTAATAAGAGTATATCCATTTTTCAGCAACCAGTCATGCTGGTATTCAGTGTTCACAGCCCAACCTGCTGAAACTGCTCCAGCTTCTCTCAATGCATAATATACAGATGATGAACAATCATATGAATAAGGTCCATCACGATGATCCATGCTATAAGTCACATTGCCCTGCTTAGCTCGCATCCAAGCGATAGCTGTCTCAATATTTACTACCATTTTTACTCTCCTTTCCAAGCATCATTCATTTGCTTAACTGCTGACTCAACGAATGTATCGAGGTCACTGTCAGTCATGTTGATATTGTACTTACTAAGCTCAGCACGAATCTTAATACGTGCCTGTTCTAACTTCTCCTCGCCTTTATAACCCGTTTCTGAAGATACTTGCTCAACTGCGTTGACCGCATTCTTAGCAAGGATTTCAACAATCTTAATTGTCTTCTCTCCGCCTTTTTGAATCAGGTATTCTTTGATAGCCTTAACTGCTACCCCTACAAGGATAACTAGAATGCTGATAGCTCCGTTTGTGATGATTTCTGTGATTTGATTCATGTTATTTCTCCTTTTCGTCAAAATTATCTTTCTGGTCAACATTAACTAGTAATTGACCTAGTTTTCTAGCATTATCTTTCTTAATTTGGTTGATGTAAGGTTTCAAGAATTCTGGGAATGCCCAACCAATCGCTTCCCAATTTTCGAGCACCGAGCCTAGATAGTTAGCAATGAAGAACATTGTCCATGTAATTCCCAACGGACGAACACCAAGTGAGCGAGCATACATCGCAACAAGTAAGATGACTGTGAATACTACGAAATGTCTAATCAATCCCATTGTTCCGATTTTACTATCAAATCTCTTAGTCTTAAATGCCTTGACATATCCTGTAACGATATCCAAGATCATTAGCCAAAAAAAGATGTGAATGTATGGACTTGACGAAAGGTTCTTCAAATGTTCCATAAGCTCATGAAGTGGTAAGTCTCGCATAAATCCCCTTTCTAACGTGCAACTGGCTTGGTTTCAAGCTCGCTTTCGTTTTTTTGTCCTTCCCACTTCCAAATTGCAAGAAGGCCATTTTGAGATGGTCCACCTTCAAGTTGTTTGAGAGATTCGCCTTTGTAAGTGAAAGCCTGATTTGTCTGAATCAAGACACGCTTGCCCTCACCATTCAATTCGGCATGTTCAGGATCTTCAATCACAAACATATCGCCCGGTTGGTAAGCCTTATCTTTCTCAGCAAATGGGAAGAGTTCGACAAGTTCCTTGTAGGTTGTACCGTAGGCGATTTTTTCGCCCATGATTGAGTCTTGTGCCATGACACGTACTATCTTGTTAATTCTATTGGTTAATTCAAGCAATTCGTTCTGCTTATTTTCAGTTTGGGTAAGCTTCTGTACGGTTTGCTCGATTTTAGATTGAGCTTTGACGATGGCGCTTCCTGGATCTAGCTCGGCTTTTAGGATATCCAGCACATCTTGAATCAAGATATCTTCATTTTCTTGTGTGCGGTCACCAGCCAATTCACGCATGTTGGTACTGTAGCGGTTACCTTCTGACAGACGGATTTCAACCACTGTCTTGATATTTTCGCCAAAACCTCGTGTATAAGGCTTGCTTGCTAGTTCATAGTTATTGATTGCCATTTGTCATTTTTCCTTTCGCTTCTTCAAACTTTGCTTTGAGCTCTTCATCTGACTCGATGATTTGTTTCATCTGCTCAAGTTCCATCGCAGTAACTGTGTAGAGAGCTTCTGTCATAGCCGATTGAGTAGCTTCGTTACCGATTTTCTTGCTTAGCGAATTAATCGCTAGACTGCTGATTTGTTTGTCTTGTTCATTCATGCTGTTTTCTCCAATTTCTTAATTTTTTGATTAAGCTCTTGAATGGCCTTGATTAAATAAGGTACAAGAGCAAATGTGTTGTAAGAGTAGGCTCCGTCAGGATTTTCGAAGAATGCTTCAGGAGCGTATTTCTGTACGTCTTGCGCCATGATACCACATGAAATATCTTCGATTTCACCATCATATTCCTTGCGATAAGAGTATGTTTTAAGGCGATTGATAACTTCCAGAGCAGATACCTTACTATCTTCGATATTCGATTTATAACGACGGTCTGAGATTTCTTTATTGATTGGTATCCAAGAATATCCACCACCTTGTTTGTTCATATAGAAATAGCCGTTTCTTTCTTGAAAATGTGTGTAAATATCTGAGTGAACCCAAAATCCTGCTATGTAATTATCTTTCGAATAATAGATATTACCTGTAACTTTTAAATCACCGTGAATAACAGGAGTGTTCCAAAATTGCGCTTTGTTATAGCAAAACATCTCTCCCGTACGTTTAACAAACCAAGCATAATCACCTGCTTTATTCCAGTTATCTCCCCAGTTGACCCAAAGTGCTGTTTGGCCCCAACCAGAGCTACCATTACTCATACCAACTGCGAATTGGTTAGTACCAGTTAGCCAGTAGACAGATGGGTCTTTATCGTGAGTACCAATTTGGAATCCACCAATACGACCTTTAAAACCTTCAAGCAAGTTTGCAGTGACAACTGATGACCGTAGCTTGTTGATAAATGCAGTTTTAGCAGCTAAAGCATCCGTGAATATGTCGCTCGATACCATCTTATTAGCCATTGCTGAGTCCATGACAACATTCTTTGCAGAAATATTGATAATTCTAGCTTTACTTGCGTCAATTTCTCCGATTTGTGCCGTGCCAATTTGAGCGTCTGCAATCATAGCTTTCTTTATCGTACCGTCTGCAATATACGTTGTTTCAGGTGTGACTACTAGCTTATTCTTACCAACTTCCAAACTAGCCCCGCCCGTTGCTAAATTTAAGGCGCTTAGAACGTCACCGTTACTATTAAGCGTTCTTACTGCAAAACTATCTTTTAAGATTGACATTGTAGTTCTTGTGTATTCGTTGTTATAGTCTGTGCTATCAACGAATTTATCCGGTATCAATCGCTGATCTATAATCATAGGTTTATGGATAACGATATTGCCGGGGCTTGTAAGAGTAAACCTGATAGAGTATTCGTTCAGTTCGCCAGTATAGGGAATATCTAAGTAGCCAGTAAATACTTGATTGCCGGTTTTATTAAGCAAAATTTGAGAGTTATAAAACATTCCTAGATTAGTTGTATTATCTAGTAATTGAATTAGAACCTTGCCATCTTTAGGTATCTTGTCAACTACAATTTCTATGCGATAACCAAGGCCTTCGCCTTGTTTCACAAACTTTTTAGTAAGTGGAAAACGAACTCCCAACCAACCAGTCATGGACTCAGTATAGTTAATTCGTATTCCGTCATGATCCCCAAAACTAACACGCTCTAAATGCTTGTCAGTACCAACTGATGAAATATACTTTGGAATTTTAGTCGGGGCATAAAACAAATTAGTTAGATTACTAAATCTCTTTCCCACCTCAATATTAAATAAGTCTGATGTTAAGGCCATCCTTGCTATATTAGTGCTGATATTTGAGTCATCTCTGCCTAAGATACGCTCATAGAGTGCAGATGTCTCTTTGACTGATTGGAAATCAGCAAGAGATACCTTACCATTCAAGTCAGTCCTCAAATTAGCAATTAAGTTAGTGGTCTCTGTGGCCGTTTGATTTGCTTTATTTAAAGCCTGTACTGCCTTACCGTCAATTTGAGTGGCCTGAGTTCTCAAAATAGACAAATTACGCTCATTATCTTGCCTGTATAGTGATAACTCTTGACCTGTTGAGTCAGAGGCGTTTTTAGCCTCTTGAGCAAGTCTCTTAGAGGCCTCAGCTAATTCTTGAGTAGCATTTGACTTTTTGAGAAAATCAGAAACTGTCTGATCATGCTTAGCCTCAATCCCAGCCATCTTAGTATTGACTGCCTCAAATTGTTTATCTACCTCTTTCTTAACACGGTCAACATCCTCAGTGTCAAGCCGTTTCTCCCACATACTACCATTCCAAATATACATACGCTGATACTGGCCATTCTTTTCAAACCATGTATCACCTATTTTGTGCTCAACATTTTTGGCTGGTGTTTCATGCCAGATCTTATTACCTGTGCCACTGATGAGATATTGAGGTAGAGTGCTCTCAATAGAGGCTTGCCGTTCCTCAACTACTGATAGACGGTCAGCAATTCCTGCAGTCATGCTAGATGACAGTGACTGTCCGATAGTTCCTAGCGTTATCTCCTCATTAGAGTCAGTGTAGACATCATAGACCACCTTGACTACTTTCTCAGTGGTTGTAGTAATGTCAAATTGTGGATAGTAGAGAGGGATGATGTCACAGAGTTCAACTTCCTCCATCACTCCAAAATCTTGATAGTCCAAAGTATGTGATAAATCTACATAAGAGACCTCTGTAGAGATTTTAGGAGCTCCAATGTTGTTAGTCTTGATGTAAGACTGACCTAGTGACCTCAATTTCTCAGCCGTTGGAGGGTGCTTGTCATCAAATTTGCTTGAGAAATCTACCAGAGATATTCTTCTCTTAGCGTATAATCTCAAATAAGGACTATCTAGGATGTGCTCAGGCAATGTGACTAAGACCTCTCTTGACTCCTCATTTGACGACCTCTCACTTGACCCATTACTGGATGGCGTATAACGTGCAAATGGGTAGATGGAGGTGTAATTGCCATCTAGGAGTCTTTCCTCCTCTACACTGAGCAAGTTGCGCCCATATTCTAGCACTGTTGGAGCTTTACGCCCCATCTGCTGATGGAGAATGATGAGGTTATTATCAAACTCATATTCACCACCAAACACATCAAGGATAGAACCTGAAACACCACCTAAGGCTTTCCTAGCACTTCCAACCTTATCTACCTCCCATGAGATATTACCCAAAGTTCGGATGTCTGACCTAACATCAAATACATCATCTCCTACTAGGTTATCTTTCCAAAGTCTAAGAGCCGTCTCAGCGTTTACCTGTGAGGCTCTTACAATAGGTCTTAGGGCAAGGTCTGAGGTTCTCATTGAGATATGACGGGCATAAATTTCAATGTGTTCACTGCTATTCTTGACTATACGGTTAATTTCAAAGGTTTGCCATTTAGTTCTCTTACCAGCGTCTGACTTGATTTTCATTTCCTCTTTAAATACAGAGGCAAAACGGCCATTCACTGGATATTTGATATATAAATCATAGTTACCATTTCTCTCTCTGGTAACAGTGACCTTATAAGCGTCTGAAATCTCACCCAGCCCAAAAGTTCTAAATGAGCGTTCATCAGCTTTATATAGTACTGGGTTCATAGTTTAACCCCCCAATTAGGAACAGCTGTCATGGTAAAATTACCAGTCCATGAAATCCTATTATTTCCGACATCAAAAAGAGGCATTCTGTGCTTACCGTTCCTTGTGATTTTATCCCAGGCTGACAGATTGCCACTATATACTAGATGTTTTTGCATATCTATTATGAGCTCATTTTGGACGCTCTCAAGTGATAACTGGTAGCCGTTGATGGTCAAAATACCATTACCATTGCCTCTAATCTTAATCAGTGGCTTAGATTGCACATTGCCAAGATTTTTAAGTGTCATCCCATTTGTCAAAGGGATTTCATTGCGCCCAGTTTTTAAAAATTTGATGGGGTGAATTAAAAAGTCTAATTTCACCTCACCAAAATTCCTAAGCAATTCCTTAACGTTAAATGACTCAATGAAAGTAGCAAGATAGATATAATCAGGATCCCATGAGAGCTCCAACTCTTTCCATCCCTTGACATTGAGCCAGTCACTTATAGCTACCTCTGATGTAGATAATCTCTCAACCGTGCTGATTTTCATAGGAAACTCACGCTTGACAGGTTTAAGCCTTTGATTATCTTTCAAAAGCACCCCATCACGACCTGGCACCTCAATAGTCTCAACATCATAGGAGGTAGAGCTAAATTCAATATCATTTATAATTTTTAACCCAAAATCACTAGATTTCTTGCCATCAAATTTAATAAATGTACTCATTAAGCACCTCCTAATCTCTCTTGTTCTCTATTTGTGTACCATGCCATCTCTTTCATGAGGCGTTGTATGTCACGTTTCTCACTCTCATCTACCTTGTTACCCTGGTAGTTAAAAGTGTACTGGTTGTTAATTTCTGCATTAGTGCCTGACTCAGACTTTTCAGACTGAGCTTGTGCAAGTCCAAGGCTCATTTTTAATGACTGACTTAGTGTGTTATTACCAAGACCAAGCAAGTCCTCAGCGCCAAATTTAAAGGCTGACATCTCTTTCTGGACATAGGCAAGACTATCAGTAACATCTGAGGTATTTTGTTCAATACCTACAGCAATACCTTGAGCAATGTAGCGCCCTACATTATCTCTAAAGAGCCTTGATGGTGAGTGTATTCTAGCCTTAGCTCTTGCAGCTCTTTCAGCTTGAGCGACAAGGGCATTAGCTGCAGCTGTTACTGTCCACAAAGCAGAATAGAGACCGTTTGCTAGACCTTGGCCAATCATTGAGCCTACATATTGCATGGTAGATACACCTCTCATCCCTGCTGATTGGATTGAGTTGACCATTGATGACATTGCTGATGTAGCTGAGCCAATTCCTGAGCGTATTCCGTTTGTAATACCGGTTGAAACTCCACGCCCTGCCTGTTGACCTGCTTGAGTCATTTGACTTGCTGATTGTCTTACCACGTTTGTCATCTGTTGCATACTTGAGCTCATTTGTGAGACAGCTTGTGTCATTGCTGATCTAATCACTGAATTAAGTTGAGACATAGCTGATACAGCAGAGCTAGAGATGTTAGCAAAACTAGAGGCCACTGTAGGGGCTGATGTCGCTAATTGCATGATAGATGTGTTAGCTGTCATGGCTGAGGCTGAAATAGCTGAGAATAGGATAGGAATTGTGCCTAGCACCCCACCTAGTGAGCTGATAACTCCAGTCACTGCAGCAAATCCTGATGTCATTGCTGATGTAGCTGACATAGTAGCCACTAAGGCACTTGATAAACCAACAAGGGCACTTTGTAAGACAGCGATACCTGAAACAGCACCAGACAAGCCACTAAATGAGGCCACTGCTGATGTAGCAAATGTGCTCATGGCTGTTCCTGCTGCTGTCAAAGCACTTGGTAATTGGTTAATACTTGTGCTTAATGTACTCAATACTGTTGGTAAGCCTTGCATAGCTACGCTTGCCACTTGTGCTGATGTAGCAATCATCATTAGACCTGTTCCTGCTTGTTGCAATCCTGAGCCTGCTGTAGCGATACCTGAGTTAGCGATTGCTGCCAATCCTACGGCTGTTGCTGTTAGAGTTCCAACTAAATCCCCTAGATTAAGGTCTACTAGCATTTTTACACCTTGAGCCATCAACTTCACGCCTGCTCCAGCATTTTTAGCAGCATTACCCATGCTCTCAAAAATACCAGCAACACCATCAAGAACGCTCCTAATAACTGAGCCAAATGACTCTACTACGCCCTTGGCGCTATCCAGGATAGACTTAACTTGCTCACCAAATGTCTTAATCAAATTGGTCAAACTATCAATAATAGGGCTAATTTGATTGACAAGGTTATTAAATGACTCAATAAGTGACTGGATAATAGGAGCTGTTGAGGTCACCATCTCAGTAATCGCTGGCACAAATGGAGCGACTGCTTGGACGATTTGGACAACTGCCTCAGTGACAATACTAACCACTTGGACAAAAGTATCTGAAATAATTCCAACTATAGGGGTTATGGCTGTAGCTACCTGAGCAATGCCTGAGCTGATAGATGTTACTACCTGGCTAATAGCTGAGCCTAGTGCTGTGATCACTGGCGCTAACCCACTAAATGAGCTAATGATGGAGCTGACTGCTGCCCCCACAGCTAAAATCACTGGTGACATCATTGCAAATGATGAGGCTATAGTAGGGAGCACAGGCGCTACAATTACAAGAGCTTGAGCTAAGCCTTGGATAGCCATGTTTAGGATAGTACCTATGGCTGTGCCTACGCTGACCACCACATCACCTACAGCTTGCAAGATTGCAACTATACCCTGACTTTGAGTGGCTAATAGAGTAAACCCTGCAGCTATAATAGCTACACCTGCCCCAATCCCTACAGCTGCAATAGCTATAGCACCACCAAATGCTAGAATATTTGCTACACCTGCTGTTTTTAGCGCTGCTCCAAATGCACGGATGACAGGCGCTAAACCTGAAAGGGCTGTTTTCAAACCTTGTCCAATTCCTACAGCTGCTGTCTTGATAGATGTGCCTAGAGATTTAATGATATTTGATAAGCCATTAAATAACTGAGTAATAGTACTTTTGGATTGTCTGACACTATTTGTAGCGCCATTGACTGCCTCTGTGGCATTGGTTTTAAATATTCCAAAAGGATTGAACGCTTGTAAAAAGTTAAATGCTTTGAAAGCGACAAGTGCTCCACCAATACCTACTACTAAACCTCTCCAAATATCTCCACTAATTGACTGAGATAATTTTGAGATCCAGCTAATGACTAATGAAATAGCGTTTACTACATGACCTGCAGCAGCTCCTATGACATCCCAAGGAATGACATCACCTAATTTCTCAGCAAGGTCTAAAGCTGCAGCAGTGAAATCCTTAAAAGCACTGTAAGCATTTTTAATAGCTCCAGTGTTAGCAAATGCCTCAAGAGCAAATTGAACGCCAGCGGCTAATTCTTGGATGACTACATTTACCAAAATTACCCCATTGGCGATACCCTCAACAACATTACTAAATCCATTGCTGTCACTGGTCAACTCCTCAAAAAGAGATTGAACTGTGACCACAATATCTCTGATTGAGTCTGAGATGTAATCAAACACGCCAGCTTTATTGAAAATAGCAAAGAAATTAGAGACCATTTGACCTGCTTGAGCAAATCCATTGGATAAGCCTGAGATAAATCCATCTACATCAATGCTATCCAGTAAGCTCCCTAATTTATCGGCTAAACTATCAAAATTGATTTTGTCCAAAGCGTCTGAAACTGCATTGACTGCCTTAATTCCAAATGAATTGAGTTTGTCAAAGGCTGGCATTAGCTTATTAGAGAGGCTCTCTTTTGCCCCATCTATGGCTTGGTCAACCGTTTTAAACTCTGTGGCCATCTTTTGGAAAGCGTCTGAGTTCCCTGCTTTGTTCATAGCGTCAAAGAAATCCTCAGTCTTAACTTTCCCATCTTGCACAGCTTTTACAAGGTCATCCGTAGACATTCCCATCTCTTTTGCTACTGCAGCCATCCCAGCAGGTGCTTGATCCATCATGATTTTAAAGTCCATCCAAGCTACTTTGGGCTTACTTGCCATCTGTGTCGCTTGTGTTGACAATGATTTCATGGCTTGAGCTGGGTTCTCTGCTGAGGCTGCAAGACCACCAAAGGCTTTAACTAAGCTACCTACATTTTTTGTACCTACAGCGTCAAGCTGTGAGTAAGTATTAGCCATGTCAGAGGCTGAGTAGATGGTCTTGGTTGCAAAGTCCTGCATTTCAGTCTTAGCTGCCTTGATTTCCTCAGATGAGCGCCCGAATGCTTGGAGGTTTCCCTCAAATGTTTTCCAGGATTTCTGTGAGCTGTTGAGCTCAGAGGCCATCTCACGGATACCCCCAGTAACTGCACTGACCCCAGCTGATAAGGCTGAGCCAATCAAATTAGCTCCCAGTACAGACTTGAATACAGAGCCTACTTTTTGCCCTGTACTCTCAAGGCCTCCAAATAAAGACTTGAGTTTGCTTACTCCAGCCTGAGCGCCTGAGCCATCCATATCAACCTTGATAGTTACTGAACCATCTGCCATTTATTCCCTCCTTTCTATTAGTAGTCAAAATCTTTAGGTAGAGCGTACTCTTTTTTGAGTTCTTTCATGCTATCTCTGTACTTCTTACTATCTCCCTTTTGAGGCTTATAAGCTCTTATCTTGATAACCTCAGAAAATTTAGTGTCACTAGGTAAGCCATTTAATAGAGCATTAAATTTTTTCCAGTGTAGGCTGTTCTGAGCGTCTATGAGATCAATGCCGTATGCTTGCATAAATGATGAGTAAATATACTCAGCGTCATATTTCAAGCTAAATAATCTGGCACTGGTCTCTGATTGGCTCCTAGAGCGTATCTTGCTCTTAATCGGATTGCCTGCTAGGTCTAGCACTGGTGCCGTGTCTCTAGCTGGAATAAGTCTGATGTGTTCCTCAAATACCATTTTAAAGATACCAGTGGCCTCCTCAGGTGTAAGAGCCTGAGTAAAATCAACATCAGTAAAAATCTGTAAAGCAAGATAGGGCTTGTAAATCTCATCAATTTCATCATCATTGATAAGCTCAATGACTTTCAAGACCTTGTTAAAAGAGATGTTCATAGGGTACACATCATCACCAAGGACTAACTCATCAGTCAATTTCCTTGATAAATCTAGCATGTTAGTCTCCTAAATATTTCTTGAGAGCGTCTGTGTTGTTACGTTTCTCCCATTCTGAGATGACACCATTGATAGTCTCAAGTAAGTAGGCCATTGTGTCTACAGTAGACCCATTTGAGAAATCGTAGACTTTTTGATAAGCCTCAGCGTCAAATAATTCTGTCCATGAGTTCTTAACCATGTCTTGTAAAGCCTCAAATGCTTTGTCATCTTCTGAATTGGCTACTTTTTCACCCTCAGTTTTGAGGATTTTGCCAAGTTTTTCCATTTTGTGGATATTTTGGTCATTTCCGATAAATTCAAGAGTAAACTCTCCAAACTCTACAGGGATGACATTATCACGCTTTTTAATTACTACCATTATTTCTTTCTCCTACTAATTTTTTAATCAAAAATAAAAAAGGGAGCATTACCACTCCCCCTAAATACATTATCCGACTACAGCGGACTCCTTAGGTGCTGAGTTCCAGTTAATAGTACACTTAAAGCCCTCAAACTCAGACGCCTCACCGCCTCCAATTTTAATGCCAGAGGCTGTAGCTACGCCCACATATTGCTTTTTGCCATCAGCGTCAACAACTTTGAACCATAATTTACGTCCATCACCAGTTTTAAAGCGCATGCCAGCAATGATAGCTTGAGCCTCATCCTCTTTGATGTAGTCCCCCTCAAATGAGAACCCGTATTTTACAGATTTTACTACTGTTTCAGGTGTTCCATCACCATTGTAGTAAGCTGTATCATCTGTCTCCTCGTCATTCTCAACCTCAGCGGTTGTCACTCCATCTGCAAGCCATTTCCAAGCGTCACCTGTTGGCTCTGTTGCTGCATTTTCTGCTGACCAAGGCGCTACATAGTGCTTGCGCTTGGCGTTTTTTAATTTTGGCATTTAATTTCCTCCATTTACTTCAATTTCTGCCGTTACATCTAACATGTAAATATAAAAACCTTGGTCATCACGGTCATTAAGGAATGGCTGTGAGACTTCAAGGCCTCTGAATTGATATGAGTTATTTTTGCTAGGTAGCTCTAAATCAAAATTAGCAAGTGCATGATTGATAGTCCACAAAATAGAGCTTGTTCTTTGATGATCAAGTGTCTTGATAGCCACCTCAAAAACAAGGCTAATGTCTTGCTTTCCGTCCATGTACTCTTTTAAAATTTTGCCACCTGGCAAAGGATATAGGACTAAATCCTCTTTCTCTGATAAATAGTCAAGCCTACAAGTCAGAGAGAGGTTTAGTGTGTTGATGAAATCTCTGAGGACTTCGGAAAAATCGTTGTTATTCATGCTTTTACTCCCATTGCTTTTATCCCTACTCTCTCCCAGTCTTTAAGGTGTAGCGCTGTAGCTTTCAAGTCCCAGCGTTTGCCAGTTCCTGGCGTGGTGTATTTACTGAAATAAAAAACCCTAGCCTTGTTGTAGCTAGAGCCGTAAAATTGGGCTCTGGCATAAGGCCCAGGGTACCTGACCCCATCTTTAGTAGCTTGGCCACTTCCACTGAGATCACCACTTTTTCTAGGAACAAAAGGGCTCATGTCTGTTAGCATTTGGTTAGCTATGGCTAATTTACCTTTTGCTAAGGCTGTTGGAGATACCTTATTTTCAATCCCTTTGAGGTCAATTTTGACAGATACGCTAGTTCCCATTAAATACACTCCACCTCATAACAAAATATTTTCTGTTTATGTGGATAGCTAATAGGTAATATAGCAGTAACTCTATATTCACGCTCACCATCATTGATGATGGCATTTTTAAAGGTATTATCTAAGGTAATAGGGCAATGTTTAGGATATATGAATAAGGTACTAGGTTTAGACTCTTTACGGCTGTTTTTGGTACCTTGCACTTGATACTGTCTATCAAATCTGACATGTTTAAGGGTCACTGGGCTCTCTAATATTACTTTTCCCCATCCGTCTTTTTCACCTGTATCTTTTTTGATTGTTACAGTATCAATTAATAAACGCTTATCAATCTCTATCATATCCTACCCCTCTATACCCAAAACCTGCTGCTTTTAGCACGTTCAAGGCGTCAAGTGATAGATTATACCTAGAGCTTTCAAAGGCTTGTTTTGAACCTCCCTGATAGCTTATATGAGTCCTACCTAATATCACTGTTGAGGCTGACTGTCTGTCATCAGCTGTAGTAATACCACTAGCGTCTAAATATGCCACTTGGTAAGCTGTAGCAAGTTTGACAGCTTTCTTTCTAAATTTGATTTCAGTTTCAAAATCAACAAAATCATATAGATTGTTAAGAAAGAGATTGATTGCCACCTCTGCCCTTGTCAATAATTTTTCAAAGTCATCTACTTCATCAAATCCTAACTCATTAAACTCATCTTGTGTCAAGTAAGCTATAGTAATCACCTCCGATAAAAAAGAGGTGGTATTACTTACCTGCCTCTTTGGTTTCTTCTTTTTCGTCAACTGGTTCAAAGAATGGGCTCAACTCAGGATGTGACTGCTTGCCTTGAGCATTTAAGCTCTCAGCTACTTTGACATCCATGTCATACACTACATCCTTGTTATAGCTTTGCTCTTTGCCGTTGACATTAAAAACAACATTACTTGTTGCTTTAAACTGAGCCATTTGGTTTATTCCTCCACTTTATAGCCATTGTTTTCAAAGGCTGATACCATGATAGGATCAGACAGGGTAAATGATACCCCATCCTTAGTCAAAGTGACATCAGCTTTAACCTCTACTACTTCCTCTACTGTGTTATCATTAGCCATTGATTACCTCCTTAGGCTGTTTTGTGGACATAGATAGCCTTTTTCTTAGCGTCCAATACGAAAGCGTCATAACGGATACGACCCTCAACAAGTTTCCCATTGATACCTGGTGGGTTGTCATGGATTTTATAATCTTCCAACTTAACAGGTGATGTAGTAGCTGCTGGGTGAGCGATAATAAACTCAACACCTGTAGGCATATATGTTGATGGTGTCAATACTACTGGCATACCGTCAATCATACCCACTTGACCCTTGATAGTGATTTCTTGTCCAAGGTCTGAGTTTTTGATGAATGTGTCATCAAGTTTAATCAACTTGTAGAATTTAGGAGATACATGCAAGATACGACCAGCCACAGGGACTAGAGCGTCTGACAACTTAGATTGTCCCTCAAGTACAAGCTCATAAGCATTGGTTTTAGTGACTGCACCTGTTGCAATATGTCCAGTATCAGCGCCTGAGGCCATTGCTGATAGACGGTACTTATCAACCTCAGGGATGACTACCTCTGAAATTTGACGGGCTAGGGATTTACCTGCCTCCATGACACCATTTGTTCCTTGCTCTGATTTTTTGTCAATCGTGAATGTAAATGAGCGGTCTTTAGAGAGCGTCATAGTTTGGACTGTATTACCAAGCTCGTCAGCTGTACCGTAACGATTTTGACCAGTAGTCTGGTAGTCATTCATTCCTGATGTAGCGACTGTGTAGACCTTGACTGTCTCAGCGTCAATGAAATCAAAATCTTGGTTGATTGTGTTAGTAGTAAGAGCCTCTCTTGCAAAACGCTCATCTACTTTCTGACTAAATTTTTCTGCGTAATTTACTGTCATTTATATTTTTCCTCTTTTCTTTTTGGTATTATACGCTATCAAAGCCAGCAAAAAGGGCTTTGTCCTCTGCACTTAGGCCATCATCTGCATTACTTGCTGATGGATTGCCTGGGACAGAGATGTTAGGGGTTGGTTGCTCTTGCATCGTTTGGAATAGGTAAGGGCTTGACTCTCTGAGTGAGTTGATTGTGTCCTCTAATTGAGGTTTTCCATCTTCCCCTAGTTCGATACTGTCTAGGTTGATGAATTTCATCAAGTCATCAGAGTTGTATGCTCCTACATCTTTCAAAGCAAGGGCAATAGCATTGGTTTTGGTTACCTGAGCAAGGTTTGCCTCGCTATCAAGTTTATACTGCTCAAATTGGGCTTTGAGTTCTTCAAGCTGCTGCTTGCTTTCCTCACTAGCACCCTCTTTGGCTTGCAAGTCTTGGATAGCTTGAGTCTGTTGCTCAAGTTGTTGCTTTAATGTCTCATTTTCAGCTTGTAGCTCAGATTTGGCCTGTGATTTTGCATTCTCAATACCTGCACCGTACGCTTGCATGATATTGTCAATCACTGACTTATCCTCAATACCTGCCTCAACTAACATTTCACGTTTAAGACTCATGTCTTAATCCTCCTTTTTACGTCACATGGACAAATTAAGACAGTTTTACGCCATGCTCCAGGGCAAAATAAAAAACCTGATGGAGTCCCATAGGTTTATAGTGATTTATGGTATTAAAAAAGCGCCTAGATCAAACTAAGCGCTAATAGTATTGTACATCTGTTTTAGACATGACATCTGACAGTTTTTGACCGTCAATATCTAAATTTACTAAGTCACCAAGAGAGGTAACCACATAAGTTTTAGCTCCTATAGAGACCTGTATATCTGTTGTAGAATTAGGTAAGATAGCACAATCTTGCCCTTTGTAGACAAAAGAGGCGTCCCAACCGTTATCATATAATGCTTGTAAATCTTCTAGTATCGCCATAATATATCCAGGTTCTCCTCTCTTTCATTGTTTGTTAGTTCTCTAGTCGTTCTGCTGACAAACTTGCCGTCATCATCAAACACATAGTCATGAACATGCTCACCTTTTTTCCCGTAAGGATGTTTATCTGGTTGCTTATGATTAGTGAAATGTATATCTTTTACTTTGTAGCCCCTATCATCATAATATGTTCTACCAAGTACATCTCCATTTGTTGCGTTGTGTTGGACTACACTATTTGGCTCTCCAGTCTTTCGTGGAGGCGTATGCCCTACTGTAACCCCTGATACACTTACTATTTTACCACTTTTCACAGCTTTATCAAGTTCTGCACGCTTAGTAGCAAGCTCTCTAGCTTTCTTTTGTTCTTCTCTAAGCCTGACCTCTTTCTTAGCTTGAGAAAATGGATCAGCATAGTATTTCTCTCTAGCATAATCTCTATGTAGGTAAGGGTGTTGACTCAAAAAACCTCTCATGGCTCCCTGTTTCATCCTAACCTTACTCTTATACTTAGAGATTAGCTCACTGTCTCCTAGTTTTTCTGCGACATGCAAAAGCTCCTTAGACTTCCTGATAGACCTCTCTAGGGCTCTCTGCTTAGCCTGTACGTTTGCATTCGCTATAGCCTCCTCAGGTGTTAGGTCTTTTAAATGATCAGGCAAATCAGGCTTATAATTAACCCCTGGGATGTATGGTGTCATCTCATGAGTGCAATTTATACCTTGACAACCAGCAGGATGACCGTAGCCATAATCAGCTAAAGCTAAGACACGCTCTCCATTTACTTCTCTAGCAACTCCAGTAGTTACTATCTGATGTTGTAGAGGAGCACACATCTCTCTTGCTGTGGCTTTCTTGTGATAGTAAAAGGTATCTATACCCATCTCATCAGCTGGAGCCATTCTGACCTCACGGTAGACCCTCCAAGCTGTTGACTTGATGACCTGTCTAGCATAAGTGTCAGCTTTCCAGTGCTTACCTTGGCTATCGGTAAAACCGTAAAATCCCTTTTCAGCCCATTTCATGACTGTATCAGAGATAGCTTTATCTGATGTAGTTAAACCAGTTACAACTTTTGCTACACTCTCCTCAATGATAGATTGATAGACCTTTCTGACACTCAGTGGTAGAGTGGTATTGATAAGGTTATCTATGTCTCCCATAGTCTGATTGACATAAGCAGCTAAATTGGTCTGTATGAGTGAGTTATCGGTAAATTGTCCACCCATAGACTCAAGTAACTGCTCTTTTGTGTCTTTATAGACCTTGTATCCCTCATTTTGTATAACATACCTGAGCTGTTCCTCAGCAATTCCTGAGCGCTCTGAGATAAGGCTGACATTATCATCATTAAGCAAGCCCATCTCATTCATTTTCTCAAGTTGCCAGATATAAGGGTTATCATTAAGACTAGCAGAGCCACGCTCTTTGATACGGTCTATTACTTGGTCAAAAAGGTCAAGAGTTAGCTGATGGTAAATGTCAGCAACTCTACTAGCGTCAAGCATTAATTGCTGTTCATTTAGCTTGATTGGTTTCTTTTTGACATCAGCCATCTAATCACTCTCCATAAATTGAGACATCCTCAGGGCTACGCTCATCATTTACATCATCAATGACATTACCATCAATCTCAGCCTTAATCTTTTTGGCTTTTTCAGGTGTCACGTTTAGGACTTTTTCAATAGCCATTGTGTTAGTACCAAAGCCAGCATTAACTACTTTTATCCAGTAGTCCAGCTCAGCATTTCTGTCAGTAAAGACACCATCATCAAGGTTAATGCTAATTTTGTCCATCTCAGGGATTTCACCTGAGTATAGCTTATAACCCTTGGCAAGTTCTAACATTGAGACAATGAGCTCTTTTAGCGATTGCTCAACCAGTGAGACAATACTATTTCTCATCTGATATGTGTCAGAGTTCTCAGAGACAATCTCTGTGGCTGTTTTCATACTCTTGCCATCAAAACTAAACATACCAGCTGATACGCCAATCTGCATTTCAAAGAGCGCTAAGCCCTCGTTAATAGCCTTGATGTAGTCATCTGACCTGATTGGTGTAGTAAGGTCTGTGATACCTATGCCTTTGTCAATGTCACCAGAGTCAAATTGCTCATAGACATTGTGTCCAGCCTCAAACTCACGCTTGACTATGACATTATCACCATCTTGATTGTACTCTGCTTTAATCATTTGGCTAGGCACTGCCACCCTACGCTGACCCATCTTGACCTCCCACATAAACTCATCATAAGTTGTATTAAGAAAGTCTATTGTAGTCTTGGCATTGTCAAAGATAGACAAACCTAGTGGACTGTTAATATCTTTGTTATTCATGCCTGGAGGTCTTAGATAAGTGAATAGTGGACGGCTCAAGCCATTTAGCTCCACTACTTCCTCTAAATCCTCATAAATCTCTGACAGTGGCACTCTTGAGCCTATTGCATTCTGATTATCAGACCTGTATAGCTCGTTTGATACTGTGTATTTATCATTTGACCACTCATGAAACTCAATCAGTGTGTAATATCTCTGCTTATTTCCATCTGCTTTAATTGTCTTGGTCACGATTGCAGCACTAGATACATCCTGAGTGTTGCTTTGTAGTGGCAAAAAGACAGGTGCTTGAATAAATGACACTCTTACACGGTCATCATCAACATAAGGCCTCATAGCAAGACCACCTAAAGCTAAACAACTCTCAAGGTATCGCTCAAAATTCTTTGTAAATCGGTCATCTTGTAGCTGTTGCTGGATAAACTTGTTAGCACGCTCATCATCTACTTTAATTTCAGCCTGTTCATTAAATACAAGGCTTGCAATTTTCTTAGCAGCTGTACGGCCAATAGGTAAATGGTTGAAATCTCTTTTATTTTTAGTCCCATTACTATCTCTGTACTCTACTTGAGGGTAATGGCCTGAAAAATACTTAATATTCTCCCTAATACGGTCATACTCTGCTGATGATACTGCTATCTTCGGATGGTCAGTGATGTATGTTAGGTTTTGACTAGTCATCACATATTTACTCCTTTTAAAAATATCTTTAATTGTTTGGACTATTCCCATTACTAGCTCCTTTTAGGCTTTTAGATTTAACTCTCTAGCATTATCTAGGACAAGATACTTGAAACCATCTACTGTGTGGTCATTTTCCTTGATGACTTTAGGGTCATCAGTATTGATGGTCTTGTCATCATATCGGTACATCTTATGCTCCTCAATGAAAACCCTATTAGCAGGGATGTCAAGGTAATAAAAACGCCCCTCAGCTAGTAAGCTAATGACCATGTCTATCATAGTCTGATTTTTCTTCTTAGCAACTGGGTGCCAGCGTTCTCCATAATCTCTGAAATATTGGTTTCTCAAAGCTCCCTCTGCACTATCAATAGTCATTTTTAATTTAGGTACTCTGTACTGTTTCATGACCTTATCTATAAAATCATGTACCATCACAGATAGCTCACTAGGGGCTTTCTTGATGGTTTTGCCAGCTGGTGAGTAGTAGAAAGTGTCTAATAGGATAACCTTACCCTTAGCTGTGAGCCCATAAGCTCCACAGGTTGTAGCTGACTGTTGATGTCCAGTATCCATAGCAAATGATATGCCTATTAGCTTATCATCAGTAGGGAGGCTCTCTAGTGGTTTAAAATAGCTCATGTTATAGACATGATTACCTAAACCGATTACCTCACCTAAATACATCCATCTGTAGTAGTCAGGGTCAGTCTCTTTATAGCGTTCTATCTTCTCAATCATCTGCCTAGACAAAAAGCCTAGTCTATCATCAAGGTAGGTGCTATGATGTATCATGTATGTAGGGTCACTAGCTTTTTCAGCTACCCACTCATTTATCCAGTCATAGGGATTTCTTGGAGGGTTGTAGGTGAAATAGACCTTTACCTCTTTACCGTTTGGGAGCTCTTGACGGATGAAAGTATCTTCAACTATGTCAATATCCTCACGGCCAGCAAACTCAGCAAGCTCCTCAAACCATACAGCCATGACATAGCCTTTAGCTATCTTTTGTGACTTGAGTTTCATAGGGTCATCAACCCCATAAAAATAAAAAGCTGTTCCTGTCTTGATATGAGTAATCTGTAAGGGAGATTTCCCAAACTTAAACTGATTAGCTAAGCCCATCTCATAGATAGCCCATCTAATCTGCTCATATACTGACATTCTCAAGTACTTGCCTACTTTGCGTAAGACTACCACATTCCCATTAGGGTCATTGATAAAGTCATTTACAAGATCAATAGAGACCACTGATGACTTAGTAGAGGCACGGCCACCCTTGAGCACTACATGGCTCTTATTTGTGTATAGGACATCATCAAATACTGGGTTAATCAGTTTGGCTAGGTTCAGTGTTACCATTGTACTCACTCCTATCAAATGTAAATCCAGTTATGACTGTATCATCCTCATCATTAGAGCCTAACTGTGCCTTGAGGTTATCAATCCTCAAACGCTGCTCCTCTGTGACCAGTGGAGAGCGTGTAAGCTCATCATAAGTCTTTATCATGCCTCTAAGTTCGGTCTGAGCTCTTGCTATCGCTGTGATGGCTCTACTTTGCTTATCCCATGATGTATGAACCTCATAATTTTTACTACCTTTAGCTGTGCTTGCAATAAGCACGGTAGTAGTGTCATCAATGTCTTGCACATGCAAAATACGTTGAGCATGTAATAAGGTTGCATAAGTAAGCGTGATATTTTCCCACAGGATGTCTATAGGTTGTTTATCTGAAATCTCTTGAGCTATCTCATATACCTCTTGAGGGAGGTACTTAGCAAACAATCCATGTTTGACAGCGTTGGTGTTCCCTTTAGGTGCTCCATGCCCTAGAGCGTTTTTACTACCTTTGGGAGCGCCTCTTGGTTTTTTGGAACGTTCCTTATTTTTCTTTTGGAACGTTCCTTTTATTTTGGGTTCCCATTTATCTTTGCTTTTCCAACCTCGGACAGTGCCAGCTGAAACACCCAAACGCTCAGCAATCTCAATCAGTTCAATGTTGCCATTGTTCTCTGAATAGATTTCAAATGCTTTGTCTCGGTTGGGGTCTCTTGCTCTACCCAAGCCTAAACCTCCTGCTGTTTATTTGTTTTGAAATATAAAAAAAGCCACTCAATGAGTGACTGTATGCGGTAAGTGGGTGCCTCCCCCACCAGACCCTTTATAGTCATATCGCTCCACCGTTGAGCTACATTCTAACTGCAAAGCGACTACTACCCTGCAAACCGATAGATACTACATTTGTTTTTTTATTTTCGTAGTCATTAAGATAGTGCCTGGAATTGAACCAGAGGCAAACCGTAGGAGCAACATTTTTAGAGGTTTGCCGTAACCTTTACCACTATCATAAGAGGCCGTAGCCTCTCAAAACATAAGGAGATAATATCAAACCTTTTCAGCATTTGACACTATCATTTTATCAGATTTTAAAAACCGTGCTAACAATTTTTAGCCTTATTAGTCCGATTTAGTCCGATTTAATAAATCATTTAACTCACTAATAGCCAAACCTCTCCATGTATAGAATGTAGTCCTACTAATCTCCATTTTGTCACAGATGTCATCTACATACATCTTATTGATGTATGTCATCCTTAATACTGTCCTAAATTTTGGATTTGATAGCTTATTGATTAGCCTGCTCAGTTCTAGCTTTCTATCTATGATTTCTTTAATGTCACGCTCTATCTCTTGTTTCATAGTAATAAGTTGAGCATACACATCATCAATCTTTCTAACTTGGCCACTTTGGACTTTTACATCAGTCCACTTAGGGCTTGAGAGTAGGCCAGCCTCAAGCTCATTGATTTCATCTATACGGCTTTGGATGTCCATGTCCAAGCTCTGTAACTCTGTCAAGAGTTCTTTAGCTTTGCTCACTCTCTACCTCTCCTTTAGTTTACCTCATTTAAAATTTTTATAGTTTTATCATAGCTGAGATTTAATTTAGCTTTTTCCTCCTCGTATCCAAATACTTTTGGGACTCTAAAATAAATAATTGTAGTGTTGTCATGTACTTTGACGACTGAAAAAACGTGCTTGAGCAAGTCTTTTCTAAAAGCTACATTAGGAAAAACTACAAGCTCTCTAGCTCCTATTCCTGTTGTAGTCACTTTATTTATTTTGCTCCCTGAATACGGGTATTTTTTAGGTTTCATAATCTCACCTCGTCTCCAATCCTTAAAGTTTCGTAGCTTGTTTGTGTGACTACGAAAATGCCGTAGTTCTGTATTGTGATCGTGTACAGGTCGCCAATCTTCTCCTTGCGGACGACTCTGCCTTTGATTTCTGCGCCTTGATTGTCTGCTTTGTAGATTACAATAGGTCGATTTTCTTCTAATTTCTTAATCTGGATACTCTGCCAGACATTCAATCCAGCGGATAATAATATCCAGATTGCGATAAATCGTTTCAATTTTCATTCTCCTCAGCAGCATACTGCAACCATACAAGACTCTCATATAAATCCCTTGCATGTCTCTTGATATTTCCTAGATCATAGCTGTCTAGCTTATCTGAGTTGTTTATAATATCAATTTTTAAATTATTGATAGCTAAAATAAAATCTTTTTTCTGTCGGTTCATCCTTCCGCCTCCAAAAGTTCAGGATTTTCGTAGATATTTCCGATAACCTCACATTTCAAATAAGCTAGATAAAGCGGATACCATTCTGCACTTCGTTTGTTCAATTCATCTACAAATCTGTAAATAAAACTTGCATAAGAACCGTGCCATTTGATAATTGCTTTTCTGCCTTTATAATTGACAATATCCCCCTCAAAGATTTCCTTGCCATTCTTATCTTTAAGTCCTGTTGATTGCATGAACTTAACTTTGTCAAAAGGAATCGAGTGCAAACTAAATGTGTAATTACATTTAGTACGTTCTGTAACCTGTTCTTTCAATAAATCAATTGAGTATAAATACTTAGGTAGTATCATTCTATTTTCTTCTTTATCCCACACTCTAAATTTTAGTCTCATCTTGCACCTCCCATAAAACTATTAGCAAGATTTTTCTGTTCTGTGTCAATCAGTTTATATTTATGATTTATCAAAGGGTTCATGGTATCATTTACCAAATCACGTTTCAAAACAATTCCATTTATTCTTGAACCTCTACCATGACTTATTTTTATTTTTATATCATGTCCGTTTGCGATGTGTTCAAGGTCGTTTTTAGATAAGAAAATTTCAACTGTCGCCACTACTCCACCTCCCCAATAATATCCAATACTTTCAAAAGTTTATCTACTGAATTTTGAGTGATAGAAATATGATGTTCTCCTAAATTGTAAGGTGTTCTTAAAAACAAGATATTAGGGCCTAGACAGATGCGACTAATATCATCTATGTTGATAAGCTCATCTTCAGTATGTCCTCTATAACAAGATTGTATTTTAACAAATTTTGTCATTTATTCCACCTCCTCAATCTCAATCCCTTCACAATCAAACACCCATCCAAAACCTGATTTTTCTAATTGTTTTCGGGTGTGGTGTGTTCTATGAAAATCAAATTCTAGTTCTCCACCTAAAAACCAAGTCTTATCATATTTGTCATATTTCAAAATAATATACCTACGATTAAGACCTTTAAACTTCACTAGATACTGCTTTTCTTTCTCAACCTCGTAGCCATCAAGCCAGGCTAGGCCGAATACATCTCTGTTTGATTTCTTTTTATACCATTCTGTAAATTCATCGCTTTCATACCACCAAGCAGACTGAAATGCTTGCTCTAGTTCTGAACTATCTTCTCTTACATCCTCAATTACATCATTAACAAGGGTTTTATCCTCTTTTTCGATAGGCGTATCATCAAAAACAGTAGTTGTCAATTCAATGTTAACCCTATTAAACTCTTTCTTAGTTGCAAAGTTGTTTGAAGTGACATGTGAAAAATTTACATATTGGATGTCATAACCAAATTTTTCTGCTAATTGTTCTAGTTGTTCATAAAATTGTTGTTGTTTGTTCATGTTACTTTCTCCTTAAGTTAGTATTTTTTAAAATGGCAAATCATCATCAGAGATACCGAATGGGTCAGCAGGTTGACTGAATGGGTTGTTATTTTCTGTGTAGTTGTTGCTAGGTTGAGCTGGAGCCTGTTCTTGTTGTTTATTACGACTCTCTAACAAATCTACACTCTCAGCAACTACCTCAGTCACATATCTACGCTGACCATCTTTTTCATAAGATCTCACTTGTATACGCCCTGTGAGGCCAATAAGTGAGCCCTTGCTACAATACTGAGCAATGATGTCAGCTATTCCTCTCCATGCCTGAAATTGGATAAAATCAGCCTCACGGTCTCCATTTTCATTCTTGAAATTGCGATTGACTGCAAGTGTACCCTGCAAGCTAGATACATTGTTAGGGGTTTTTCGTAGATCAGGAGGCGCTACAAGCCTCCCAATCAAAGTGACATTGTTAATCATTTACTTTCCTCCCTGGATTTTTTGACCAATCAAGCAGGTCATCCTCATTATCTTTAATATACTCATCAAAGTCCTCAAATTGACGGATAGCCCATTTTAAGCGTTGGGTGTCTTCTCCACGCCGTGAGCAGTACCCACTCACTTTAAAAATTGGAGTAATCTCACTCACAATACGAGGGCTCAGGTCATCAATATTTATAGTTTTGTAATTTTTAATTTCAAAATCTAAGATAAACTCATCCCCTAGGTTGTGGATAACCTGCAATCTCTTGCCGTCTGAGTAGATAGCTATGCTATCAGTTACTTTTCTAATTTCCATATTTACCACCCGTTCTGATCATTAAGCTCATCCTGTGTCAAAGGTTCGATACGTTGATAACCACTAACCTTGTAATTATGCTTGACTACAAATCCTGCTTGTTCTAGTGTAGCCTTAAAGCGGTCTTTATCAGCTGTGTCTACAAGATATACCTCAACTGTCATTTTTTGGGTATATCGTTTTAAGCTATTTTCAGCCCCTCTGAGCTCATTTGTCTTATTTTGGGATAATTCCCCACCGTCCAAGATTTCGCCTGTCTCTGGGTCAAATTTTGGGGTCTCTGTTGGTTTTGGCTGACTAGCTTGCTCAAGTTCTTGCCTTGCACGTTCAAGCTCTTGTTTTTCTCTCTGAAAAGCATAATCAGCCTTAATTTGTTCAAAGACCTCAGCAAGGGTCAAATCTCGTAACATACGGATATAAGGAGAGTCAGTCATCCCATACTCAGAACAGAGGCCTGAGATAGCTGATTTAGATTTCTCAAGCTCTTGCTGTTTCTGAAATTCAAATGTGACCATATCATCAAGGCTTTTCATGGTTGCTTTTTTAAGGGTCATCCCATCAGCCATAAAATCACTAGCTTTGATGTATTCTGTAGCTTTCTCATCAAAGACTCTAGGGTCTAGCATGTACTCAGCTGACTTGTTTGAGATGTAAGCCTTGACTGTGTCTAGTCTGACCATTTTTTGATGATTTTCAAATTCTTTGACATCTACATCAATCTTTTCAATGATTTCTTTTAATGGCTGGATAGCTTGCTTGATGTATTTATCAAACTCATCAGCAGGCTCAGATAGTAATTTCTTATTTCGGATACGTTCATCAGAGACTTGCTTGTCTAGTTTGCGTAAATTAGCAAGTACTTGCTTATCATCCTTAATAGTTGAGGCCGTGACCGTGTAATTTTGATATTTAGTCACTACCTCATTGATATTTTGCTCAAATTTCTCACGGTCAATGATTTCAACCTGAGCCTGTGTGATTTTAACTTGTAATTCTTGCATGTTGCTCCTCCTTTTATCTAAAATTCAAGTTCGTTGTCATCTAGTAACTCGCCCTGGATTGGTTCATGAGGTGCCTCAGTCTCCATCTCAGGCGCTACATAGCTTGTTTCTTGCTCTCTGTTGAATTGCTCAATCTGAGCCATTTTGCGTGCCACTACATCCTCACGGCTCTCTTGAGGTACTTGAGGGGTAATGTCTTTGATACGGTCAAATGTTTCCCCTCCGTCATCCTCTGTGTACATATTTCCTAAATCCTCAGGGAAAGCCTCTCTAAGAGCATTTACTAGAGCTGTCTTTCTAATCATAGTAGCTGGCATGCTGTTCCATATGCTTTTTTTCTTGTCATATTCCTCACGGCTGACAAAGATTTCCACAGGTACCTTGAAATTTTTGCGATATACTCTAGCCCATCCACCGACAAGAGTATCACCAGGTAGCATGATTGCTCCTTTTCGTTCGTGCATGATACCCTCATCATCTACAGTGACCACTCCAGCCTCAAATCCCTCATAATTTGGATTTTGTGCTGCACGCTTTAAAAAGGCCTCTTTTGATACAATGAGACTAAATTCAGTCCCCCCTGTTTTTGTTTTGTACGCTACAATGTAGACCTCATTGGCTAATGGGTTTAAATTGCGCCCTTTGATAAGAGACAAGGCTTGTCCTACTTGTTTTTCTGTCAATAGGTTTTGTGGGTCAAAGTAGCGTTTGATGTCTTGAAAAGTCCAAGCGCTAGTGTCTACTGAGATGTCACGCTTTGTTTGTGTTGTCATTTGATTATTTGTCATCTTTTCTTACCTCTATTATGTTTTAAATTCCAATTTTCACGCTCTAAGCGTCTATTTTTATTAACAAGGGCTACTATTTTATCTTGTTGCTCATCAATAATAGCGCCTAGCTCGTAGCAAGTCCTAAGGTGTCTTTCTCTCCAATAGGCATTGTCCTCATAGTGCTCTCTATCCATAGGCTAACAATCTCCTACATAGAACCATTGACCAGCGCTAAATACATAATCAGCAGGGTCAAACTCATCCTGAGGCTCTTGAGGTTGTAAATAGTCTCTATCATAATCAAACGTTCCAAAGAGTCCTCTGTCCATCATTTACCTCCGTGGTTATAAATATCCTGAAAGACATTGATTAGTTTTTCTTGCTCGTAGATGATTTCAGAGCAACTTTGAAGACCTTGAGCAAGTTTAATATTTTCAGTAGATAGCTCATTTAGTAAGTCATTTTTTTGTCTGATTTCCTCTTTGCATTTTTTAAGTTCAATTTGTAGAGTTCTTACATTGACTAAATTTTCATTCTCTTGTTTTAGTTCTTGGATTGGCTCATCTGCCAGGATTTCATCTAGTCCTAAAAATTCTTTAAATTTATTCCACATTGTTCTTACTCCTCATCATCCTCTGTCATGTTCTTCTCAATAGCCTCTTTTGGGCTCATTCCATCTAATACATCCTTGATAGCATGTGATACATCATGGATAGCCTTTGATGGAGCTCTTAGCCCATTAGGTAAATTTAATAAATCAATAGTTAGCAAGGCAAATGTAGATAATTTATGTAGTTCCTCTTGTAGCTGTTCGATACGTTCAATTTTTTCCTGTTGTTGTTTGATGAGTTCTTTATCAGTCATGATTTTTATTCTCTTTCTTTTATTTATTAGTATTAGTAGTTTGTTGTAAGTTAGTATTTATTATTAAGTTAGTGCCGTAGGCTTAGATTATTGTATAGTTAGTACTTGTTATATAGTTAGTACTTATTAGACGGCAGTTTTTAACATGGCAATTTTTAACATGGCAATTTTTAACATGGCAATTTTTAACATGGCAAAATCTTCCAAGTGTAAAATAACTCTATCTAGTTGCCTGTGGATAACTCATCCGCCAGATTACTCTTTAAGTAATTTTTATAGCTTTCTGACATGGGGCTGTCTGAGAAAAATCGTCTAAATTCTGTCCCGTTCCCTCTGCCATGGCTAATTCTCACAGATAGCAAATACCCACACTGCTCTAGTATCTTGAAATGTCTATCCACTGTCCGCCTGCTAATATTCAACCGTCTAGCGATTTCCTCAGGATATACAACCCAGTCAGGCTTATTAGTTAAAATCACCGTCAATATGCCTATTGTTGCTGGTTCAAGCCTGCTGTCTTGAGTGAAAGCGTTATTTAACGCTGTGTAGTTCTCATGGGTGTTTCTTATGATGTACTGCATACCTCATATTTAAGCCCCTTTCTTCAAATATTTTCTGATAATGTCGTAGTATGAATGACCTGCAGGGATTGTGTACCCTGACAGATTGTCAATCTGTGAGCCATCTGCCATGATATTGATTATCCGTGGTGCCCATTTATTTTTTATTGATTTCATGATATAATTACCTTATAAGTATTTTTTAGCTCTCAAATGGATTGGCCGTCTTTTGAGGGCTTTTCTTTTAGCTTGTCAAACGTTCCTGATTTAGAAATTTGTTGATAAAGTACTGTTGACCTTTGCCAGTTACAAGTGGTGTCTTGCTAACTGTAATGTGGCCGTCAGCGTGTGTGATACTGGTTTCTTTGACTCTGATGAGTCCCATCTCTAC